TTTCCATTCAGAACAGCCCACTTTACCAATGAGGATGGGGGTGGTGACGATACTCCATTCTATCGTGACGAAATAACCAGAGCAGACTTGGTTCACAACCCCGCAAGAGCTTTGTTCGTCAGGCTGGCACGTAAACGTATATCTGCCAATGCCGTGATGAGTAAACGATTTATTGAACTTAACAATCAAGCAGAGGATAGATACAATGAGCAATGTATTACGTACGATGAGACGCTCTAAAGCCAGAGCTGACAAACGCCGACCGAAGTTAAACAAGTTCAAAGCCTGGTTCATGCTACTTACCCAATATAGTTTTGGCAGATGGCTGCTGAAATATGTTCCTGGGTTCATGAAATTTATGATCAAGGGGGATATGCGATGCCAGCTGACTGCAAAAGAGTAATACCACAGGAGCTGGTCACTGTGTTCCGTATGTGTCACCATGACCATGCTGGATGGACAGTGCAAGAAGTGGCAGACCTTATGGGCAGGTCAGAGGATTGGGTACTTGATCGGCTGTCCGAGATGGAGGTACTCGCCCCCCAATTGTTTCCGATTCTAACGCCACGCCAGCACAGAGTTCGCACTATGGTCAGACTGGGGTTAACTAATGCACAGATGGCCCAGCTGCTGAAGATCTCATGCAGCACGGTGAGTAATGTATTAGTGACATTACGTAATAAGGGATGCCTTGAGTCAGTGCCCGACGCAGTGGCTGTGGTATCCTACGAAAGTTCAATGGACAATCAGATCAAGGAGAAATTCTAATGGATGATTATGAATTGAAAGACAGTGGTGCTCGTAGAACATTCGGTACTGGTGCAGTACGTGATCGGGGTGGTGACAAACCAAGGCCCGACCTCATTTCACCCTATACTGCCAAACGTGAGGGTGTTGTGCTGGGCAAGGGTGCCGTGAAGTACGAGACACGCAATTGGGAAAAGGGCATGCCGATCAGTGATTGTATTGCCTCCTGCGAACGTCACATCATGGCATACAAAATGGGGTTGACTGATGAAGATCACTTGGCTCAAGCACGTACAAACCTGGGCTTCGCCATCCACTTCGAAGAAATGATAGCACTCGGTGTGCTGTCACCTGAGTTGGATGATATGCCGAAGTATGCTAAGCAACCCGAGTATGATGATGATTTTGAAGATCCACAGGCCGACCGGAATATGCCCCTACTACCACCTACTCCGACCAGGGCTGTTGTCCCAACTGGCAAGGTCGGCTGGGCAAAAAGCTATGCAATCGATCCAGTAGCTGCTGTATGTGGCTCCTGTCCTGAAGAACCTGAATCCGAACCACTGCGTGTGTATGTAAGCCACAGTATCCGTGGTAGGTATGGTATTAATGCAACAGATGAACAAATGGCTGCGAACTGCCTACTGGCGAAACAGTATGTGGCTGAGATGCGTGAAGCGTGCCCCACAGTAGATTTCTATGTACCAGCCGATCATGAAGAGTTCGTAAACCTAGCCTTCAAAAGTGGCTTCATTAATGAAGCTTCTATTCTTGAGGTTGATTGCAAGATTCTGGATGATTGTGATGCGGCACTGTTCTTCAACCCTGATGGGTTCATGTCAAGAGGCATGCTAGTTGAGCATCGTCATACCATGGGGACAAATACACGCTACGTAAGCGAGTACAAGTCGGATGGGTCAGAATTCTGCCCCCTGACATCAGCTCGGTCAATATTAAATAGTTTGGCAGTTGATAAGAAAGCAGGTACGCTGTGAAAATACTAGTCTCAGGTGATCCACATGAACCAGTAGCACATCCAGGATACCTACCCTGGCTGAAATGGTTGTTCAACAAATACAAATGTACCAAGACAGTTATTATCGGTGACATAATCGATAACCATGGTATCAGTTTTCATGCTGCTAATCCGAACTGTCCTGGTCCTGATGATGAGTTCCTGCTAACACAGCAGAAGATTCGAAAGTGGTACAGGGCATTCCCGAATGCTGTAGTCACCATAGGCAACCACGATGAGCGTGTGCTGCGACTGGCTGAGTCAGTCAATATTAATGCCAGATACATACGAGACTATAATGAAGTACTCGGCCTGAAGAAGTGGAAATGGGTACACGATGTCGTCATTGATGACGTATACTATTTTCACGGGACGGGCCGGGGCGGTTTGTATCCTGCTATCAATGCCACTAAGACAGAGCTTATGTCAGTGGTGATGGGTCACATCCACTCTGCATCAGGGATAAAATGGTGTACCCAGAAACGAAAAAGGATTTTCGGGCTTGATACTGGATGTGGTATCGATGTAGATGCCTGGCAGTTCGCATACGGAAAGCACATAGGTAGACGACCTGTGCTGTCAGCTGCTGTGATCCTCGATGGTATCCCGCAGCACTTCATCATGCCATGTGGCATCGGTGAACGCTGGCATAAATCACGGTTCAGCAAAGGATAACATGGTAAATTGGCGTAAGGATAGTGGACCCCGGCTACCACAAGTTAGCCGGGCGGAGCGTGACCTACGATGGGAGTACGGTGAAACAGATATGACATTAACTGAGTTTGAGCAACGTCTTGAACAGATAAGGAAGACTGAACATGTGCGAAAACATCCCTCCGGTTAAGAGGAACGAGTTTACAAAGGGTAGTCAGAAGTTACGTGACAAGAGGTTCCGCCAGCGTATTGTATTGGCCCTTCGAAGCCTGATGGGGATACAATTGCCGTACCTTGGTAAGCATACAAGACGGGTTGTATTTCATGAGTTGGTACAGCGTCATATCAGTGTGCTAAGCCTGAAAAGCAACGACCGAGGAAGCTTATACCTGGCTGTGCATCCACCGGAGCAGGCCACAGTGCTGCATCTTATATGTGAGTCAGTGGCTGATGTGGTCTACAAGTACTGGCAATTCGCTGTGGCACTGGAAGATCAAGACAAATTTGAAGAGGTCTTGAAAATTGAAACTGATATTGTTGGCATTCTAGATGTCTGGTTACTATGGCAATTACATGCTGAGTCCTTGCATGTAACAGGTGACATGGTGCATGGCTGGAAAATAGAAGCTGACGGAAAGGAGCTGGCTGATGGGACCACCGAATCTGATAAAAAAGCAGGCCCCCCCTCCCTGGGATGTGGGGCCGAAGCCAGAGGAGAAAGCCACGACATCGTCATCGTTGACGAAGACTTCACATTCGGAGCTGGACTTGACTCTGTTGAAGACGATTCAAACGGCACTGGAGGGAGCACAGTTCCCGACGACGATGGTGATGGTGGACTTTGAATGTTACTATGATAAGGACTATGGTCTAAGCAGAATGACATACCCAATCTACATAACTGATGAACGATTTGAGTTGTCAGCTGCTGGGATGGCCTGGTGGCACCCGGCTGATGGTTGGAGTACGCCTAGCTACTACCAAGCCAGCGAACTTGCAATTATTAGCAAGCAGGATAATGACAACGTGGTATGGGTCGCAAAGAACTGCAAGTTCGATATGATGATACTGAAGTTGGTGTTCGGTATCACGCCCAAGTATGTCATTGATATTGAGGATCTTACCAGGTACTATGATGCTCGTATGGAACAGAGCTTGGGTAAGGTAGCCGACATGATTGGTGCTCCGCCCAAGGGACAGACGGTACAATTCAAAGGCAAGCACTTAGAGGACATACATGCCACATCAGAGTTGTGGTTGGCACACATTAAGTACACCAAGCGTGACATTGAAACGCAGTGTGTTGTGTTTGATTACTTCTTCCCCTATCTGGACGTGCCAGGTGAGGAGCTGGTGATTGCTAACATGACACACCAGATGTACCTCGATCCTAAGTTTGTGTTCGATCATGACCTCGCCATTGATACCATCCTAGCTATGTCCGAGCAACGTGAGCTAGATATTGGTGACTACAGTGCTGAGATGTTACGCAGTGGTATTGAATTCGCTAAGAAATTACGGAGTATGTTACCTCCATGGCAGAAGCTACCACTAAAGAAGGGCAAGCCAAGTAAGAATATGCTTCCGATAACCGGGGATGGAAAGATCCTGGCTTGCTCGAAGAAAGACCAAGGGTGCAAATGGTTGCAGGTTCATCCAGTCCGGCTGGTGCGTGAATTAATTAAGGCACGTATGGCTGAGAAATCCTGGCCACTGCATATCAAACGCTTTCAGGTGCTGGTCGATCAGGCTAAGGCATTGGGTGGATTGATATGGATACCATTGAAATACTGTGGTGCTCATACCCACAGGTGGTCAGGTACACAAGGTATCAACCCGCAGAACATGGCGAAGCTGGGTAAGACAGCAGCATCTAAGCTGCTTGGACTAGTACGTCACCTGTTCCGTGCTCCGAAGGGTCAAGTATTATTGATTGCTGACTCAGCCCAGATAGAAGCACGTGGTTTAGCCTGGATGGCAGGGGAGAAAGAGTTGGTTCATCTGTTCGCTACAGGTGGTGACGTGTACTCCAGCTTTGCTGAATCGTTGTTTGGTACACCTGTGTTCAAGTGGCGTGATCAGAAAGAAGAATACAAAGGTCACAAGGATAAGGTGAAGGGACAACGTGACTTTGGAAAAGGTGGAATCCTTGGTGGTGGCTACGGCATGGGTGATGAGAGATTTCATGGCACGTGCCTTGAGAATGATGAGCTGCTGCCTAGGTTTGAGTCAGGTGAGTATGACGCAGCGTTCTGTAAGAAGGTTATCAATACGTACCGTAACAAGTACAAAAAGATCGTCAAGTTCTGGTCACTGGTAGAGGGCAAGTTCACATCAGTCACTAGGTACGGCGGCGTTAAGAAGCTGTTGATACCTGGTACTATGCTATGCCTTGAGTTCACCCGTGATGGTACGACAACCTTCATCAAGCTGCCATCAGGTAGGCGGTTGCGATATCGCAATGCAGTGTGTACACCAAGCGGCCTGAAGTATCGGCACGGTAAGCTATGGGGTGGGACACTGACTGAGAATATTATACAGTCCTTTTGCCGTGACCTCATCTGCTTCTGGATGCTACGCTGCAAAGAAGAGGGCTTACCTGTGCTACTGACTGTGCATGATGAGATCGTAAGCATGAGTCTGGTAGAATGTGGTGCAGCCAAGCTTGCATTGCTTATGGCAGTAATGCGTGAAGTACCTAAGTGGGCCAAGGGCATGCCGATTGATGTTGAGGGTGAAACCAGCGAGCACTATAAGAAATGAGGTGTTATGGCTAAACGTATAAGTAAAGCGTGGCAGAACGAGAGACTGGCACTGGGACTGAACCTGATCAAACAGGGCAAGACCCCACGGGTAGCATTTGACGGTGCAGTGCCGACGAAACCATTCTTGCCTTGCATTGATGTGCCAGAAAGTGCAGTCGATAATGCAGTAGAACCCCTGTTCAGACGCTACGGTTGCGTAATGAAGCGGCTTAACAATGGCGAAGGGAAGTTCGAGCACAGCCCCAACTATGGTGCCTATGGTATCAAGGGGGGTAGTGACTATCTTGGCTGGCTGAAGGACAGTGGCAGGCACATTGAAATTGAATTAAAGAGAGGTGCAGGCGGCAGGCTCAGTAAGGATCAGCAAGATAGATTCAATGATTGCTGGGATGACAATGCAATATTTGTTGTGGTACATGGAGTACCCGAACTGAAATGGTATTACGAAAATGGCTGGGAGTATCTCACTAAGGAGGTAGCAGCCCAAAACATTAAATTTAGGAGGTGACATATTGAAGGGCACTCATGTAGAACTGCACTGTCCATTTTGCGGTGCATATAATGTGACATGCAGGAACGGGCAATGTGGTGGGGATTACTATGTGAGTGAAACCTATTCATGCCAGAACGTACCTGAATGCGGTAAGTTATTTAGCGTACCAGAATTTGAATATCAAGGAGACAATAGCGATGGGTAAGAAACCGCCGTGGATTAAGCTATCACACTCAGCTATCGCCTGTTTTAAGCGATGCCCTTGGGCATGGATGATCGCTTACCTATGGGGCATACGTCCTGAGCAGCAGGCTGAAGCACTGTATGATGGTGGTGTGTGGCATAGGGGGGTAGAGATACTAAGCTTCCCTGAAGAATCAGTATGTGAACACTGTGCAGATAAGAGCAAGGCTGACCCGGATTGTTATTTTTGTCAGGGCACAACCTTCATGGTGGGTACACCGATGGAAGTATGTACCCGAATGGTTGTGTACAAGTACAGTACCTATGGTTCGTTATCACAGGATGCTGTCACTAAGATGGAAACGAAACGCACCATAATACTATACAGCCTGGCTGCATATGCCTGGCGGTGGCAAGATGATGACGCAATCGCAAAGGTGCTGGCATGTGAATTGAGATTTGATACACAACTTATCAATTCAGTGACTGGCAATCCTTTTGCCCGTGTAAATGTTGTCGGTGTAATAGACAAGCTTCTAAAGCTGAAGAGCAAAAAGCTTAGTATGATGGAGCACAAGTCAACGTCACAAGACATCGGTGTTGACTCATTGTTCTGGAACAAGCTGCGGTTCGATCCTCAGACTACGTTGTACCCTTGGGCATTACGTGACATGCAGGCCAAGGGTGAGCTTCGACGGTTCAAAGTAAAGGAGACTGATGCACCTGTCACTACTGTGTACTATGACGTGTGGAGAAAACCAAAGTCGAAGCCGAAGAAGCTAACAGCAGCACTGGCCAAGGAGCTGATCACATCAGGCATGTACTGTGATGAACAGTTCGAAGTTGAAGCAACAGCTGACGAGAATATTATTAAGATAAACGGTGAGGAGACACCGAGGTACCCCAATGCCAAGGGCACGGGCTGTCAGATTCAAGAAACCCAGAGAATGTTTGGGGCCAGACTCATGCAAGACATGACCACGGACCCGGACAAATACTTTGCTCGACGTGAGATTACAAGGACAACACAGGACCTTGCCAAGTTCGAGCAACAGATGGTTAGAGTGACACGAACCATGCGTCACATGATCTCAATGGATTGTTTCTACCAAGACTCATCAACGTGTGATGATTATGGTGGATGCGACAGCAGAACGATCTGCTATGAGGACCTGTCAGTTGGGCAAGATGATGTGCCCACTGGATATAAATGTATCTTCCATGAGAAAGGAAATCCTAATGCCTCCAGCATTAAAAAGACCACTGCCGCCTCCAACAAAAAGGGGTAAGGCAAAAAGTAATGTGAAGCCCAGGCCTGGACCACCCAAGCCAACTGCCGCACCGCCTAGCAAGGGTAAGAAGAGCAAAGAGAAAGCGGCCCCGATGAGTTTCAATATGGGTGCATGGGATGCCTCAGCTGAAGGGCAAAAGATTATGCTGTATGCTCCTCCAGGCATGGGCAAATCAACCCTAGCTATGATGGCACCCAATCCTGTGTTCATCGGCCTGGATGATGGTGCTAGACATCTAAGGCACCCAAAGACAGGCGAACGGCCACAGGTTGTCATGGACGAAACTGGCAAGGTACTGTCTACCTTCTCACAAGTGATCAACGTGCTGTCACAGTATGATAAGTTCGACCCGTACGATACCATCGTGGTAGACACAGGGACACGCCTTGAAGAACTGGCCTGTGATACAGTGATGGACACCATCAAGGGACCTGATGGATGGGTGACACAGCTGGAAGAGTATGGCTGGGGTAAGGGATACCGCCACATATTTGATACAATGATGCATCCCCTCGGCGAGTTTGATGAGTTGGTTCGTCGTGGTAAAAACATCATAATCATATGTCACCAGGCATTAGAGAACATGGACGGTGGCGACTACCGACGTGCTTGTCCTGAACTTCAAGTAAGGAACAATGCCAATGTGTGTAACAAGTGGTGTGGGTGGTGTGACCATGTATTCAAGATCGACCACGAAGGGTTGTCGATTAATTCTAAGAAGAAAAAAGCTTCCGCAATCGGTGATGGATATGCTGTTTTCGTACACCCGGAAGTGGGGTTCATGGCTAAATCCAGAACCCTTGACATCGACACAAGAGTCATATCCTTCGCAACACCAGACGATGACTCGCTATGGATTGAATTGTTTGGGGAGGACTACGATGCCTAATGGACGTAACAAACCGTGCGAGTGTGGCTCAGGACTTAAAACCAAATGGTGCCACGGTGACGGAGCAAAGAAAGCACTTTCACTTCATGTGTCCAGGCTAGTATTTCTAGCTGAGGTTGCAGAAACGAAAGTTAAAAAAGGATTGATGGAATCGCAGGACAGGGATGACTTTATTCAGGGGACGGTAGTGCCAGATTTCCTCAAAGTAATTGGGGGCACTACATTTCACAACTATCTTGAGATGGCTGTGTTCAACAAATATGAAGAGCTTAATAATTAAGAAGGGTAACACATTACTATGAGTGAAAAATTTGACAGAGCTGGTTTGTTTCGTGGAGTAGCAGTTGATGGTACACTTGGTCAGACAACGAATGGTTTTCCCCAGGTTGTGCTGAAGGTCGTGGCTACTGAACTGTATGATGAGGCCGAAGCTGAATGGAAGGAATGGGACTACGAGATGGGTTGCACTGGCTACCTGTGCTTGATGGGCCAGAAGGATGGCGATGCTATTACGACATTCTCCTATGACAATGTCAAGGATGTGTTTGAATGGGATGGTGCATCGTTCGCCACACTGCAAAATATTCTTGCAGCAATCGGACAAGGTGATGGATACCCCTTGCAGTTCCGCATGGTCGAGGATGACTATGAGCAAGCCAAGTTTGACTACAAACTCCAAGGTGTCTATCTCTTCGACGCACCACCAACCCGTGAGCTGAGACAGTTGGATGCCGATGCCGTCAAGGATCTGGATAAGATGTTTGGTGCTGTACTTGCTGGTAAAAAGAAACCAACTGCGGCCAAGAGTAATAAGGCTGGAGGTAAGAAAACCCCTCCGACAAAACCAGTAGCAGGTAAGAAACTGAGACCTGGTGCATCCACAAAGGATAAAGTCCAAGCAAATGCAGATGTTGATGCACATGTTGCTGCTGATGCTGAAGAACGTGATGCACGTGAGCAAGCCAAGGTTGCCAAACGTCAAGCCGCTAAGGACAAACGTGAAGCCAGTGCTGCTGCCAAGAAAGCCGGGAAGAAGACTGGTCCTCCCGCTGTCAGTGGCAAGAAGAGTCCTGCTGAAGACGAAGACGTTGCCGCCTGTACTCATACTGAGGCCTGGGATGCGATGGTGGAAGCACGTGAGAATGCTGGACTCGGTGAGGGTGTTGCTGAAGAAGCCTATCGTAATTCAGTATTCGCTGTTGTTGGTGATCTGAAAAGTGATGACCAGCTGGAGGCTGTCACTGATGCACAGTGGGCTGAAGTTCGTGATATCGCACTCACTGAGATCAATGATCTTCTCGACTCACCTGCTAACTAAACGTCAATGATACTGAGGAGGGGGGAACCTCTTCCCTCCTCCTTCCTTCTGGTGAAATATGGCAAAGAAAAAACTAGGGATGGCTGAACTGTACGAACTGTACCAAGCGAATGCCGTAGCCTTCCCAGGATTACTTGAGTTACTACGAGTCACACTAGGGGACTCACTCAGTATCGATGCAATAAAGGATTTAGGTATAGGCTATCACCCGGATCGTCACTCATGGGTATTTCCAGAGCGGAATGCTAAGGGTGACATCGTTGGTTTTCAATACCGGCATATTGATACGGGGCAAAAGCTCTGTGCGAAAGGCAGTAAGCGTGGGTTAACATTCGTGTTCAATCCACACTATGCTAAAACCACTGGAGCGTTTAAGCCTGGTTCCCATAACTGGACTAGAACCACCGCAGCACTACCATGCCCGATCTGTGGTAAGAGTAAATTCTGTATGGTAGATCGTGATAATCCGAGGGACCCAGCTATTGTGCTGTGTACAAAGGTGGGGAAAGGATCGAAGAGATCCACATCGAATGGATGGATTCATGAACTAAAGACAGGTGGTGATAAGCTTGGAGTGACGTCCACTGTGCTACCTGATACTAAGATGCCCTACCTGAGTGTTGAAGGTGGGTCAGATGTAATTGCTGGCCATTCAATTGGCTTCGTGACAATCGGTAGGCCGTCGAATACGGGCGGCATAGCTGAGCTGCGTAAGATGCCGTTGCGTGGTCATGTCCTCATCATGGTGGGTGAGAACGATAAGCAAGTAACCAAGATAGGTAAGGAGATCTGGCCGGGTTACGATGGTGTACAGAAAGCGTGCGTGGAATTGAGGGATCTAACCACTATTAAAATGATAATGCCACCCGAAGAGCATAAGGATCTGCGTGGATGGGTGCAGGCTGGCCTCACTCAGGAAGAGTTGCTGGCATACATTGAAGAACATGCAGTCACTATGACGGACCTGCCCGACACTGTATTGGAGTCAGATGACCCATCATTAATCGCTGACAAATTCTTGCAAAGTAGATACACAGTGGATGAGATTCTAACCTTACGTGACTTCAAGGGGTTGTTTCTCGGTTGGGACGGCAAAAGTTACAAGGAAATTCACAAGTCCGTGCTACGTGGTGGGATCTACAATTTCCTGGAAGGTAAGCAGGCAATCGTGTTAGGACAAAATGGAGATCCTAAAGTTGTACCGTTAAAATCATCAGCACGCAGGGTATCAGATGTCATTGATGCATTCAGTAAGAGCTGCCCGGTGACAGGACAGATGCCATCATGGATAGACGGGGTAGCTGATATGCCTGAAGTGCATAGTCTTATAGCATTCAATAATGGGTTACTTGATGTTGACAAATACTGCAAGGGTGAGATTGTACTATACAAACCTGATCCACGATACTTCTCAGCATTCGCACTACCTTACGACTTCGATGAATCGAAAGAGTCACCACTTGCTGAGAGTTTCTTCGAGGATGTATTCGAGGGTGACAAAGAAAGGATACGGTTAATGCAACAGTGGTTCGGTTACAATCTGGTAGCTGACACAAGCCAACAAAAGTTTATGCTTATGCAGGGTGTGCCACGATCAGGGAAGAGCACCATTGTAGAGATGATCCAGCACATGGTCGGGATTGATCAGTGCTGTGCTATCCGATTCGAAGACCTGGCTACCGAGTTCGGGCGTCAACCGATGCTGAATAAGCAGTGTTGTTTTATTGGTGACACTCGTTCACCAGGCAAAGGCGTGGCTGGAATATCAATGGAACAACTACTACGTATCATCGGTGAGGATACCGTTGGCGTAAACCGTAAGCGAATAGATGCCCTTGCTTCTGTTCAACTTAAGGTTAGATTCACGTTCGCTATGAACGAGCTTCCATTTTTTATTGATAGCTCAAATGCTATGGCTGCAAGGATGCTTATACTTGATTTCAATAAGAGCTACATAGGACGTGAAGATTTCACACTGCGTGGACGGTTACGAAACGAAGCAGGTGCAGGGCTGCTGATGAATTATGCACTGCGTGGACTTGCTGACCTTCGACAACAGGGACGTTTCACAGAGCCAAAGACAGGGCGTGAAACCATGGAAGACTTTATTGAGATGGCGTCACCTGTAGCGACGTTCATAGAGGAGTGTTGTGAGTATGAGAAAGGTTCTAATGTATCAAAGGACAAGCTGTTTGATATGTGGACCAAGTGGGCCGACGACTCTGGGTATAAGGCTGGCGTTAAGGTACACTTTGGTAGGAAACTGAAGTCAGCTGCTATGGGACGTATCGTGCAAGGAAGGTTGTCATCAAAAGAATATATCTATAAGGGCATAAAACTAAATGAATATGCCCTAAACAAATTCGATGGAGGTGAATAATGAATAGACTAGAAAGAATCATTGCCTACATTATATGGATACTGCTGGCTATGGCCATAATAACAGCAGGTATAACATGTTCGGGATGTCACGGCATAAGTCCACCAAGTATCACAGCTCCCTCGGGGGCTACACCTGGTAGTATCTTAACTGCCCTGGTGTCAGTGACAAGCATTCCATATCTTGGGATCATAGCCATCAGTGGGGCCGTGTTCATTGCCTTCATTGGCAACCCTAAGCTTGGTATGGCAGTGGGTGCAGCTGGAGGTTGTGCCCTGGCTATGTCACTGGCTGTGATTAAGTACGCCTGGCTGCTAGGCCTGCTGTCTGTGGTGGCAATGATTGCTGTCGGTGCCTTCGCACTACTTGGGAACAGAAAGTTCAAGAAGCAGTTGGTGCAAGGTATCGAGAACGTCAAGGACCTTGTCCCTGATCTTGTTCGTGAGGAGGGTGTTGTTCGCTCAGAGATCACTGACATTGTGGCTAAGGCTCAAACGCCTGATGTCACAGCCCAGGTACTGACTATCAAGAAAGGCATGGTGCCCAATGAAGGGAGTACATCTTCGTACTGAGCATGACGTGGTGGAGTACATCACAAGCCACCTACGCAATCGGCCAACCATCCTGGAGGCTCTTGAATATGACAACTACGATTATCTCGGAAGTCGCCAGACTAATTTTGGTATTGGGAAATGCATACGGGTGGAGTCGCTACGATGTAAGCGACCTATTTGGATAACAGTAGTCGTTGGTAAACCGCCACGGGAAACTGTGCTGGTAATCCAGAACAAAGAACCAAATCTATATGATTCAAGGGGAGCACATGAGTACACCACCGATCCCTAGTATAGTTCAGAAGATTCGTCTTAGCGAGGTCCCCGCCCTTATCAAGAAGTTGACTGGGGTTAAAAAGAGCCGTAAGACGGTATACAACTGGGCCTATACTGGGCGACTAAATTATAGTGGCGAGGTCACTATACTCAAGACGGAAATGAAAGCTGGAACAAAGTACACAACCAAGGGCTGGGTACAGAAGTTTCTGGCAGATCTGGAGAAATAGCATGATCGACACTAACGGGTCAGGGAAGATCGACGTTCACTGGGTACGGACTACAGAGCCACAGCTTGAATACTCGAACGCTCTGTGCCCTACAAAGAAGCCATTGATTTGGGAGTATCAAGATGAACTTTACCTAGTTCCTTTTTCAGTTATAAAAAATGCCCGGCGGATCTATCAAACCCGCCGAGCACATGAACAAGTATATAAGACAGGGTTAAATCTTAAACCCCTAATTGTGTTGCTTGATCAAGCTGTGCAGCTCCACCTCAAAGCACATCACTTCAGCTATGAGAGTACTGAGAATTTATGGGAACATGATGACCTTGATCATAATCAAAACGATCCCGAGAGTGATACCCCATAGGTGCTTGTTCTGTGTATCCAATGCATGGATCACCCAGGTCATATCAGTCTGTAGTTTCGTAATGACAATATCGTGGAGGGCACATTTGTGTCCTCCATGTTCTTTTGCATCTTCCAACATGGTGTTGAACCTACTTTCGTCTTGATGGCCTGCTCTTGCGTCGAGGTCTTCGACTGGAGCTTGACCCTGATGTGCTTTTATCTTTATCATTAAGAGCATACTCACTGTACAACAACCGGCGAGGATCATCGGTCTCATCTGTCGCTAGATCATAAATCCCCTCGGCTGTTCTCATCGCCTGTGCTCCGATTTTTCCTGTGAATGCCCCTACTGACTTAGCTCCATGTAGCAGGGTATCCTTAGCTTTACCACCGACTGCTGACCTAGCAGCCTTTACCAACTCCTCGAATCCTAACATGCCTACGAAGCTTTGTCCCGAGAATCCCTTCACTGCGGCAGAAGCTGCACTACCAATTAGCGGTACGATACCCAATGGGTACAACAGCATATCCTCAACCAGCTCCTCCCAATCCTTCTGTGGTCTTCCTCTTCGCATCAAACCAAATACCAGTGCTGGTATAACTATACTTACCAGAGCCCTTCGCCCTGCTTCTGTTTTCGTAATGTCACCACGTTGTGTTGCACCCACGATGTCATGAGCGACGAGGTTCCACACCTGGTTAGGCATACGTTGGAAGGATGTCAACACCTTAGCCAGCTCACCACCTCTAAAGAAATCAGGTAAGTCAACTGCGTCACCCATAGGCTGCGTCCGTGCTACCCACTTATCGGCATACTTAACTGAGGCGGCTTCGTCTCCTTTAGTCTTGGCCATCTTTACATCGTACAGTGACTTCCATGTCAGTACAACTGTAATGTTATCGATGTCTTTGATCCACTTCACTGCATTCTCATCAGCTCGTTTCTTGCCTTCCATGGTACGCTTGATAGATTCAGCATCTACCTTACGTTGAAACTCACGATCAAAATCACGGGTCCTTACCATACGTGACTTGCCCTTAACCTCAGCTTGCACTTCTTTGAAGTTCTTCATGATCGCAGGCATGTTGGCAATCATTGCCGGTCCTACGCCTTTGTCTGCTGCCATAGCTTGGAAGACAGAGATCCATTGCTTACTAGAGATCATGATATTATGATTCAACAGGTACACCATAGATTTGTGTCGCAGGTGCTTACTGATCTTTGCTGCTGTCTGTGCTGAATCAACTGACTGTCCACGCACTGTATCAGAGATCCATTTGTTCAGTATCCTTGAACCCTGCCCATGTGTGGCTCTATTCAATCCCTTGACGAACTTCTGATCAGACGTCACTTTGTTAATGTCAGCTACCAGGGGTGCCATAGCTTTGAAAGCTTCTACCATCGCAATGTTTTGCATGAACATGGATATCGCATCTAGCTCAATCTCGCCAGCTGTGTTCTTACGTTTCTCCAGATTCTTCTTGTCCGGCATTTTGCTTTCTTGAGTGAACTGGTTGGTGAGCATTGTCACTAGGTTGTGCTGTTCACTAGAGTCAACATCTGTACGTACGATAGGAGAGTACCAGGCTTCTTTCAGCAAGTCCTTGGGATTCATACCTGCCGCCATAGCAGCTTCAGTAATATCCTCCCACTGACGCTCATAGATATCCTCCATGTAGCTTACTATGCTCTGTTGCTCAGGAGTGAGTGACGCTTCCATACCATCTACTTCCTCCTCGGTCAACTTCATTCCTTCTATGACCTGCCTTCGACCCTTATCATTCTTAGCCAACATGGCCACACCCATCTTATTGGCAGTGGTAAGTTCAAGGCCTTCTCTTATAGACATAATATCAGACATCCACTCAGCCTTAAAACCCATGTCCCTCAGTGCCTTCTCTGCATTCATCACTGCAACCTGCGTGGTTTCCTTACGCTCGTATGCTGTGTCACGTAGGCCCATGAAATATGTGTGTAGTGGTCCGCCCTCTTTATTATCCAGTCGCTCAAGCATACGTTCCACGGTAGTGAAGGAATCATTGATGGTGCTGACACCGCGTTTGATTTTATCAACGAAGCTCATCACACCTTTCCGATTCAGCCGTTGCGTAGGACTCAGCTTGCCCTCCTTATTCGCGGCATACAGAGGACTTGTCAGCAGCCGTGCCTTGGAGATCGAACCAGGTTTGGGTGTTTGTACGGCACCGGCCTTATCGGTGTAGGTAAGCAGCTCAGTGGCCTCTTCGAGGGTCATACCTACTGCCTGTGCGGCCTCAGCGTCATGAGCTGTCTTCACTTCTGTAGGCATATCAGTGCCTTCTTGGTTCTCAACTTGCACAGGTTGCACAAGTTTCACAGCTTCTTGCTGCATTTGCGGGCTAATTTCCCGGAATTGCTCAACTGACATGCCAAGACTCTTGGCTGCTGAAGCCTCCAGGACCGCCTGTGCCTTGCGATCCACTGTATCCGACCTATGGTCCTCCTGAACCTGGGTTTGCTCAGCCACTATTGCCTCACGCTCTGCCTTAGCCGCCTCCGCTTTTGCTTCCTCAGCTGCTTTCATATCCTTGACCTCAGCCATGAGGGCACGTTTCTTCAGATTCTGATTGGCACCCGTAATAGATCGGGTGGACACATCGATGAAGCCACCAGAGAACGTCCCAATGGCCGCAGCATCAAACAGCTGGTTGGCTATGCCATCGTAGTCGATGGAGCCATCAGCGTTGCGTGGGGGATTCCCACCCATAACCATACCGATGACCTCCTGGGGTAGCTCTTCAACGATCCCTTCCTTCAAAGCATTGACAACGATCCCTCTCGTCATACGCTTGACCCGAGCCAGCTTGCCTACAACTTTCGTTTGGACCTTGCCAAAGTACTTGGCACCAGATCCGCCCAGGACTTCTACCCCGGCTGATAGAGAACCACCGACCATACCTCTGATACGTGATTCCTTTTCGCTACGTCCTTGATCCAGATTGTCTTGATATATAGAATTTCCCTCTACCCCATACGCAACCATTGCACCAGAGATCAATGCAGGTATGCTCTTGCCTCTGGTCACTACGGCTGCTGCCAGTCCTGCTGCCATGTAGGGTCCTGATTCGACTGTACCACCAAGGTACTTGTCTACCCAGTCATCAACCCGTGGCTGCATGTATGGGGAGTTTATCAGCTTATGCATGTCACGTGCTAAGTTACCGGCCTCTTCCCCGAAGGTAACTTCGTCCTTGGCCCAGCTCTGAAGTTCTTCAAGCACATGGGCACCACCACCAGCCAGCATAACTAGACCACGATCTAGCCTACGTGACATTTTCTTACCACGTGTATCAAGTTCCTTCGCGTCGTCAAGCATAACCTGTAGCTCGTAGGGAGATTGGATAACTTCTTGGAATCTCTCTGCCTTTTCTGATAGACGTTGCTTTGTGATAGCCCGTACTTTAGCTGCTTTTTGTTCCGGGCCATCCTGTGTGTCCCGTACGGTACGGAGTTCATCCTTGAACTGCTCGTTCTCGGTACGTCCTACTTTAGCATAACGTGCCTGTCTGCCCGGCAATCGCATTAGACTGCGGGGCATTAGGTTCTGTCGTTGTGCATCATCGATTTCTTTTTGTCTGGGATCTTCCGTCTGAACTTCCTCAACAGCAGCTTGGGTCCGCACCGTTTCATCCTTTAACATTTTGGATGCTGTTGGTACAGGGGCAATCCCTGCTTCGTTATCGAGATCAGAATAGTTGATCCCCGCCTCTTTGTCTAGGTCATCCCAGTTAATAGCCATTTGTTACCTCAAGTGTTTATCGGCAAACTGTCTGCCAGCCTCTGATTGACTTCCACCAAGCCGCCTATACTCAGCCAGCTTCTCACTACGAGAAGGAGGCTTGGGTGGTGGCGTCTGCTGTATGCTCTGTGATATGGTCTTGTCCACGAAAGAACTATGGTTGCCCGGCTTGAGTGCCATCGTTGCTGCATTACGTGACAGCTTACCGCCAGATAGGAGGATCTGTTTTAAGGACTCATTCTGCTTACGCATACCCTTGAGCTGCTTAAAATATGAATCCTCTGAGGCAGTGGATTTCTTCCAGTCCCAGCCACCGCTCTTCCCCTTATCAGGATTCCACGTCTGTGTTTGGGTCTCTGTCTTAGCACCACCGAAACCATGCCACTTAGCGAAGCGTCCTCTGGTGTCGGACTCCTGGAATCTTTCCAGTTCCCGATCAAGCATACGTCCCTTCTGCTCTTCTTGTTTGAACTTGTCCATACTCGACTGCGGTTTTTGGGAAGGATACATTGACCTGGCTACATCGTTACCAGCCACTGCTCGCCACATAAGCTCATCACCATTTGATATCATGCCTGCATCGGAGAGCGACTGTATCTGGTCGAGGTACATGCTTTGCTCATTGAATTGCTTTGTCATTCGCTGTGCTGCTACGCCAGCTTTCTGTTGTAGCTTATTCAATAGATCACGTGTGGTCTTATCACCGAGCTTTTTTGATTTACCAGCTATGGAATCCCACTGCTTTTTAAAGGTATCCTGTACATACTGGGCCTGTTTTTGGTAGGCCATCTGGGCCATGCCTCTTGCTGTTGGTGCCTCGGCTCCAGGTAGTACTGTGTTTGGTCGTCCTGTTGGCATGATGTCTCCTTATTTAGTATACTGGGCACGTGAACCCGAAGTGTCAATTTCGTAATGAAAATCAAGACTCAAAGCATCTGCATCTACAGAGCTAGACTCTGCACCTACAAACTCACCTTGAGTATTAGCGACGTCCCGTATAAGTCGTAGCTGTATAATATCTGACATGCTGTAGTTTGCTGGTGGAGCTAAGGCAGCTCCATAGGTCAGTTGAATAAGCGTCCCGGACTCCCATGTATATTGATTAGTATTTAGTGGGTAGTCTGTCCACACTGTAGTTTTGGCTTGACCATTACGCTGCCATCTGTATTGCACCAACCAGTTCGGTTGAGCTGCTGTTGTCTGCCACCAGTGCACATGGGGATAAATACTTGATCCAAGTTTCCACTGATGTGGTATCTGTGGTTTCATGTAGACATAATCCCCAGTGTCACAAGTAGTTTTGAATGTCACAGCTGCTTCAGCACTGTCCAGTGCTATGTGAGCAGATGGGTTTAACCGCTGGTTCGATAAAAGGTCACCCTCTTTGTCATCCCATACGGTTGCGTCACCATGAAACTCCATGGACCCATCTATTTCAAATTCAGTGTAATCACCGCCAGCCACATCACCAAAGGCTGCACTGCCTGCTTGAACATCACCAGTTGTTTCAAGATTCTCTGTCGTACTTGTCCAATCAATATGCTGATCAGCCACCACACCTGTGAGGTTAGCATGTGAATGTGTATGCAGTGCGTCAGCATCGCTACTGTTCGTCAGCGTCTCAAGCTCTGCCCCTGTAGCAGTCGTGTCATCATGGCTAGCTATTGAATGTAACTGAGCGTGATGTTGATCGGAAGTGATGTTCTTGAGATCAGCGTGGTCTGCGTCACTGGTCAATACACCAGCCACAGCCTTTAGGACTCCTGTGAATCCTGTGACTGTCATCCCAGCAAACGTAGGCGTGGCCCCAGAATGAATGTCCTGGGGTAGTGATAGCGTGAATGTTCCATCGCTGTTATCTGTTAGTATTACTTGATTAGCTGTATCATTCAGTCTATCACTCAGGGCAATTGTGACCACGCTTTTGTCTGCTGAGGTTGCTAAGAATCGTAGGGCAGTAGCGGTAGATATAGGCTGTCCGAATACCATGTTGTTGCTTGAGATACCAAGCTTCTGAATGATCTGCTGAAATGCTCTACGCACTTCAGTATGAGCTGCTTGAGGACCTGGTATTTTGATCCCCGGATTTTGCCAACTACCCATCATTATCTCCTTATGAGTTACCCCAGTACTGCATGTAGGATGCTCTTGAACTGTCTGTGTCAGCTGCACCATCTAACCAGGAGCCAAAGGATTTCTTCAGCCCACCAGCTGCGGCAGTCGCATTCTTCTGTGCCTCTGCCTCTCTGTTAGCTGCGGTTGCGTATTGTTGATACCCACGACTGATTGAATCATCCGTGAGGAAGTTCTTACCTCGGGCCTCAGGGGAATTCTTCCAGGCTTCGAACGACATTGCACCGCCTTGGGATGAGGATGAAGACCCAGGTACAGGTGTTGAACTTCCGCCACCACCGCCACCTGCTGGTTGTGCTGCAAATAGGTCAGGTGCCGCACCATAATTACCGGTACTACCCGAGCTATTGGCACTGCCACTGTTACCCCAAGTGTCACGAGTATTCGCCCAGTTAGCTGCTGTCTGTGCGTCTGTTCTTTCTTTCAGACCCTGGTTAAGCTCCCACTCGCGTTGATCAAGACCCCTAGTTGTGCTCGCATTGTTTTGATCGGCAATGTATCGCTGTGTCTCGCGGTTCATCGCATTCTCGTCACCTGCAAACTCACGTCCCAGGTCTGCTTGTCTAGCACTCTCACCAATGCCTGCCATCTGCATGGAGATACTACCGAGCTTGCTTGATGCGTCTGACTTAACAGTCTGTATGTCACGGGCTTCACTACGGGCCGAAGCTACGTCGATGCCGCCCATCACAGTTGTGCCACCAAGGCCAGAAGAGATAGCTGATGCCTTACCACCAGCCTTGGCTTTCTTCACGCCTGCCTTGACATTAGCCACGCCTGATGTTTCATAAGATCCACCAGGCTTGTACATGTTCTTTGCTTCTTCAAAAATATTGACATATGCTGGTGTGTCGGTCGTCGTCATTATCTCACCTTGCCCGATTTCTTGATGTTAAAGTTTAGATGTTCCAGTGCCCAGCTCTGAGCTATAGTAGCGTTGCGGAGTTTAATAACTCCAGCTCTGCCACGTGCCCTTCGTTTCTCGACACTACCACGCGACACTCCAGGACCAGTTATGATCTTAGTAAGCTTCGCGTTCGTGTTATTAACAGCTGATTTGACTACCTGCTCCGAGGTTCGTTCCGCAAAGACCGTCATGGTAATAGCATCTGAATCTTCAGCTGTTGCTGACTCGTTACCACCTCCAGTGATAAGATCGACAGCACCAAGAGTACCATCATGCCGGGCATCTGTGGTAAGTGGTATGGCCCCGAAGGACACGTAGCTATCTATAGCCACATCAGCGGCACCGCCATCATCACTCTTTGCAGTGTGCGAAAACTCTCGCAAGTAACCATCAGCCCCACCTAAGACCATGGCGGTGTCAGCTGGATCAGTAGCACTAAAAAAAGCTGTGCAATAAATGGAAGCTGCTGTAGGGTACGCTTCTGGAAATAACCCTTTAGAAGTGAGGTCGTACCACCAGTTAGTATTAGCACCATTTTCCAGTGTCACTATATTGATAAGCACCCCATTACGCTCTCTGTCATAGCTGAGTGTCATTCGCTGCGTCGATCTATTGAAAGCCAGGTCCTTAATAAGATCTGGGTATGTGCCGATAGTCAGGTTCTCTTGCCCAGCAAAACCGGCTAAGAATCTGACGAGTCCTTTCGTTGTAACAGCGTATAGGTTATCCGCATCATCCCAGCACCAGGCACCAGGTCCAAGTAGGCCCGCGGTTAGATCCAACTCATTTATAGTGCCGCCCTGACACGGGTTCCCTGTGAGATACCAAAAAGATTCTACACAACCAAAGATTACGTACGCATCCTTGTACGGGAACACGTCAACAATTATATCACCAACCTCACCAGCGTCGGTATTATTACCGGCTACCGCTGACTGTGCATCATCTTCTCCATATGTCCAATCCCAGGGATTTAACTGGCGTGATAGATACCACTGGTGCGGGTACTGTTTGTTCAGGCTAACGCCCACCCGGCCTTGCGTAACGAATACCTTATCAATCTTAGCTGGAAGTGATCCGTACGTATCCGAGTCATTCGCGTAGGATGTCCAGGCATACCAGTGTGGTGCTGCCGTTTCAGCAGCTGATAAAACGAATGAGACAGCTTCGTCATCAGCATTTGTGCCAGTCACAGTTTCCCCAGCACTGAATGTTGCTTCCGTGATTCGTTTACCGTATATTGCACAAGCTCCAGTTGAAGCATCGATATAATCAACAATCAACTGTGCCCCGGATGTGCCACCAGCAAGTACAGTTTCACGCGACGGAATACCGTCTCCGCCAACCAGATCTGTGGTGTTTAATTTACTGTTTCCAAAGTCGGCTACAAATTTATTTGAACCGTTGGCTACAAATACTTTACTGGTGTGCTCAGCCAAAGATAGGGGTTGAGAGCAATCAATTCCATCTATAGAAGCTGACAACTTCGCCATGGTAGCAGATGATACGCCAGTCCATATGGTATCTTGACAAGCTGCCACCAATCTTTTGGTGTAGCGTGACTCTGAATCAGGACTTATCGGCGTTACAATGGCACCGGCGGAAGCGTCGTAGGGTTGATCACCCAGAGAATCAGTGGCTAGTTTAGTTAGATCAGCTGAGAATACTCGTACGTTTCCAACGTCACCATCCTCATCAGTTCCTGAGTTCGTGCAGAATACCATAACCACGTCAGCAGCTGCAATCACAATGCCAGTTATGTACTCGCCTATGTCGTATGAAAATAACACAGTCCCGTCTGTTGCTGACCGCTTTACAATCGAGGTTCCCTCATTTACATATACGGCAGTTGCATCTGAACTTTCAAGTATGTGCGTACCAATCTGGCTACTGGAGGTTCCTAACGCTTGATACCAGGTAGCTCCGTCGGCAGGAAACGTGGTCTTGTACAGCACGACTGCATGGGACAGATTCTTTTCTGTATAATAGCCGTGTGTTCCGGCTGCTGCCAAGCACACTGTCTGGGCTGTGTAATTACTCCGTTGGTTTTTATAATACCCTATCAGTGTACCGTCAGTTACGGAGTTTCTTATGATGCATCCGTATGTTCCGCCGAGGCAACAGAATACAAATTCTGCGTTATCAGCGGACACGTATGCTTGTGTCTGGGCGTAGTACGGAAACTGCGAAGCTGGTAGTGTACAATTAAACTCAAGATCTCCATCGGAATCAAGTACTCTGGCATTGCCATTAGTTATGATGAGTAGTTGATCTGTTGTAGGATGCACAAGCATATGATTGCAATGGGTCGTCCCGTCAAAAGAATACGTTCCGCTGGTAGCCCAAGTGTCACGTAAGGCAAAGGAGGAATCAAAGGATGTGACATATTGGTTGCCGCTAAATACATAGTAATTCCCGGCTGTATCGCTGCACACAGCTGTGGAATCATTAAGTGCAGCGTAGGCATCCTTGGCAAGTATTGAAGTAAACTCAGCGTATACATCGGAATATGAACAAAGCCGTATGGAGTCTGAGTCTGAATTTATTCCAGCTGTTGCATAATAGTATAAACTCATTAGATGGCCTCCACGATAGTTACTGTACACATAGCCACCACGGGGCTAATGACACCTCCCGAGATATCTATGCTTGACCATTTATCCAAACCCGGCCTCTGCCCCCCTCGAAACCTGTCATCAAGGTTATCCAATGGCCTCACGTTCATCAAGTCTGGTGATGTATTCTGTGGTTGTGTGCTAGAGGCTGACCCTTTATGGTAGCCTGCATGCGGAAATAATAGTTCAGCCATAGAAGTAAAGTCCCCTGGTTGTTAGCCAGGGAACATACCTTTCATTTATGCAACCATGATCAAATTAAAATCACTGGATGTTGCGGTGCCTTCATTCACGTATAGGGCAGAACCATCTGTCCCGTCCACGTGTCGAAAAGTACAGCCAATTGCGTAGCCTGCTGATCCGTCCGCAGGCATGGTTTTACCGTAACAATCGAGTATGCCATCAATTGATTTATAAATAACCTTGACAACTGTGGTGCCTGCTGGAGCTGGACGCATCTCGTTAAGATCTCGCCCAAGGAATTCTCTGTTATTGGCCATGTGAAGCCTCCTTATAATGTATCGTAAGTGATTACCCCACGAATCCTCCTGTGTGGGCGTTTGTCTAAAATATTACCGAGCTGTCGTGGAGCCGACAAAAGATCATGCTTCCATGCAGCTGGGAGGGCACGTGACATATAGTCTTGTGTCCAGTGGTTGTCCTGTAATTCGTCCTGGTCCTCCATCTCAGCACGTGCCAGGCATGCTGACAACACTGCGTCATCAAAGCCATGGCCTGCTGGGTGTTGGCTGTACTGCGGAAGAAGTAAGAAGGTTGAGCTGGCACTAGGGTCAGTACCACCGGCGGCACCAGATATATCGAGCCAATCGGCCACAGTGAATATCCCAGTGCTTTGTGCAAAATCCGTTACTGATGCGTAGCTGCCCTCGCCGGTACCTGACGTGATTTTTATGATCCAGTCATTGAAATAGTCATCAGGATATCGAGCACTTAGGCCGGTGGCTGTAAGCGTCGTGTCATCAGCCGCAGAGGCTGAGCCTGATACTGCTTGTAGTGCGTTGAAATAAACAATGTACGGGAACACAACTGTGTTAGCCGCACTTGGTTGTGGATCGAAGATGATCTCCCATTGTCTGGCTGTGCCAAGACCTGGGCCTGCTGGAGAGTACCGTTTTAGTGCGGCACGTGTTGGGTATCCAGTTGAGATAGTCGTCCTACGATACTCAGCGATATCGTCTGGGTGGCACCATTCGATCCGTGTTGAATGTCCGGTCTCTGCCTTGTACTTTATGTCACCCGCAATCTGGCCGTTGAATTCGGCTGGCAGCAAGTATCTAGCTGCATCACTGTCAATGTTAGTAACACCATCACCAGCTGGAACGAATAACACTGTATGATCACGCTTCATCCAGTTCCATTTACCCGAGGGCTGCGGTGTGGCGTGCATGAACATTTTTATTCCGTTGTTGATAATACGTAGGAACATATTCAGGTTAGGCTGCGAGGTGGTGACATATTCAAGACCATTAGCATCATATGAAGACATATCCATCTTTTCAGAGACACGCAACAACAGCTCTTCAGTTGTTAGTACTCCTGTAGGTTCTGCCATTTGTCACCTCAAAAAAAGACCACTACCCCAGCTGGGGTAGTAGCCATGGTTGTGTTAATTATGCAGGCTGAGCAACACGAATCCAGTCAAGGGAAATATCGCCATCATCAGCATGGCCACCCTTCATTGCAATCGTAGGAACTAGGACTGCAGCAGTGGGGAAATCAACAGCAGCAATATCTACTGCACTGACAGCCGTACCTGATGCCACACCATCTACATACATCTGGATAGTTGTGCCATTGAAGTACATGCCAATTGTGTTGTAAGTATCTACAGCAGGAACGTAGATGTCAGTGTCATGCTCGTTCTGAGCCTGGCCGTCTTCATCATACACGAAGTCAATAGAATTGCCATCGCCTTCCTTCATTTGATAGCCAATGCTACCAACATCAGCAAGAGCAGCACCATCAGCAATCAAGTCACCAGTTAGCCCGTAGGCAAGCATCAAACCACAGAACCAATTGATCTTAGTGTCAGTGATTGTGCTCTGTTTGATACGGGCCTCGAAGCCCCATTTATTGCCACCAGATACAGTGATAGGGACACTCCACTGACCCTCAGCTGCTTGGTTATCAGTAGTAGTGAACAGTGTAAGTTCACCAACCGCTTCGGTCCCACCGAATACCAATTCTGTCGGAGTCTTACCAGCGGCGGATGCGGCATAGGTCGCGTCAATAAACATATTATCGGGACGCTCATTCGCGTGTGTGAAGTCGGCCTCAAGCAGAGATCCAGCAAATGGGTCCTTACGCATACTATCAAGATCAAAGTTGTCCCAGATAGCAGCAGTAGGCAGTGCTGTGACAGCACGGCTACGGGCAGACTGGGTAGGCAGTGCATTGCCAACAGGACCATATACGAGAGCCTGAACTGTACCATTCGTTGTCGAACGGTCAACAGTCTGTACGGCCAAGCCAACGACTTTGCCTGCATCACTGTGCAACCAGGAACCAGAGGTGATATGCAATTCAGTTGTTCCCTGTGTGGTACTCAAGTCGGTGAACACCGGGATCTTCTGACCACGAGACTGGGGCACAACGAGTGTTAGCATGTAGGTTTCACCAGAGATTACTTTCTTACCAGCATGCTCTTCCTTCAGCCAACCGGCGAAGTGTACGAGGTTAGCAGCTGCGGGTTTCTCAACGAACATAGCTCGTTCACCATCTTCGGCGGTGGCGGTTCCCTTGTCCCAGTTGTAGCAGAACGGGTAGCCAGCCTTCAGAATCTCAGTTGCGGCTGCGGTGAACCGAACACGCTTCTCAGTCAGCTTCTCATTGTTATAACGAATAACGCTCATAAAATCCTCCTAGGGTTTGACCCCAATAGAGTGACCCAGGTAGACTAGGTCACTCATTAATTGAACTACTAATCTAATACTAATCCACTCGGATTTAGTATCTAGGATTATGCAGTGATAGGTTTGTGAATTACGAAGCCGCATTCACGACGATTCGTAACCAGGTTGTTATGACAACCATCAAGGAACACGGTGTAGGTCGTATGTTGACTACGATCATACATGGGCTCAGTCTCTTCCATCCAATAGTCAGACTGGACGAAGGGGATGAACTTCGCGTAATTGACACAGTAGATGGGATCTGTCTCGTCATTCGTGACGGGATCAGCTACACCATCGAGTTGCGGGATATACTGGACAGGGATACGGTTGATCATAACCAGGCCACTATCATCAACACGCAGGTTGCCGAGCACGTCTTTGCCAGTGTGGTTATCATCTTTGGCATCAGCCAGGTCCATCAGCTCGGCTACAGTGTTGTAACCGGCATAGATTCTCTTCTGAGCAGATCGACTCTTTGAGGGGTCGTCAACGAACAGAGGAGCACGGAACTTCGTACGCATGAATGCGATACGGAACTTCTTCAGCAAGTCGTTGTTGACTGCTGTATAGGTATCAGCATAGTTACGCCACTTGGCGTTGGTGCTTGCATCCAGGCCAGCACATAGAGTGCCAGTACTTCCGTCTTGATAGCGGATAGTCTGACCAACAAAGCCACCCGTGGTACTATCTGCATCAACCATGTTGATGTAATATGGTACACCGTAAGGATAGAGGTCATCGGCTGCATTCGTGGGAGTCATCCAAGCACGGTCTTCGACCAGCTCAGCCATAGCCCAGAGACCATCGATTCGACGGACAGACAAGAGCTTGATGAAGCCCTTAACAGAACTTTTCTGACGCAGGATTTCGAGCTTATCCCAACTGTAGTGAGTACCGAGTTGTACCCAAGGGACCTCGATTGTTTGCATCACATCTGCCACTGCGGGTTCGTCACTGTCATAGTGTCGACGATAGCGAGCATTGCCAGTATTGGACAGCATTACCTTACGGACGATCTTAGTTCCGCCGTCAATCTCGACTCGCTCTTTCTGGTAGATCCTACAGAATTCGTAGTCGGGATTATCCCAGCCCACTTCGAATTCTTGCTGAGGAAGATCCTCAATAGTGGTTGCGAGAAGATCAGCAAGATCTGCATTTTTTACTGCCATAATGTATCTCCATTATAAATTGCCGAGCACACTTTTCATTTTATTTTTCACTTTAGCTTCTAGTTCTGTTTGTGTACCCGGCTTTCCGTTTCCAGAACCTTTAACTATAGTGCGTTTTCCATCTGAGGGTTTGAGCTGCAAACCCTTACTTCGTTTCTTCGTTTTCGTAACAAGATCTTCACGCATGATCTTCTCACGATATTCATCAGTAATAACAAGATGTGCCTTAATCAGGGCTTGTTCGGTTGTCAAAGGACGCCCGTAGGCCTGTGCTCCGAGAAAGATATCTTCGCCTAACTCGCATACCTTCAACCGATTTGATCGCTGTGAGGCTGACAATGCTTGCCAATCTTCGCCCATCTTTCGTTCACCATAGATCGGTGAGAACTGATTCATGGTGTTGTTCTCGAAGAAGGCATTAATCATGGCCTGCGTTGCCGTGTCCTCGCCAACCTGTCTCGCGTCATTAACAGCCAGCTCTTGATCAGTTGCTCCATTTTCAGCCTTGTCGGTAAGCTCATTAATGACGTCCGCCATCTGTTTCATCTGCTCTTGCATTGGCAGTACGACATCATCAACTATTGCATCGTTTGCATAGTCCGCCCTGAGCTTCTCAGCTGTGGGCATGTTAAGTTCAAGTCGCTTCTTCTTCGATACTTCCGGTACGGTTGCCGTGGCTGGAGGAGCCTGCTTTTTCTGCCTACCCATTTCAGAGAATGCCTTTGTAAGATTCAGGCCATCCTCGTATTGCTTCGTAAGAGTCTTGAGTGTTAGCTTAGGATTGGCCGCGTACATCTCGCGGATATCCTCCATAGTCCAGTCACTGTGCAGGGCACTTCTGATTATGTTATCAGGTATACCCTCGACTTCTTTAGCTGCTTCATCCTTTTTGGGTTCGGGCTCAATAGGTTTCCCGTCATCATCTAGCTCAGGTTCCTCTTCAGGTTCCTCTTCAGACTCCTCTTCAGACTCCTCTTCAGACTCAATAGATTTCCCGTCGTCATCTAATTCAGATTCATCTGCTTCAGCTTCTCCTTCTTCAGGATCATCTTGAAGGGTAGGATCATCATCATTGAATTCTGCATTAAGCAGTGAATCAAAACCACTTTCTAGTTTTGTCGCTAGTTCGTCCAGCTTATCATCACCGAGCTCTTCTGCTAGGGGTATTGTCCTGCTTTTGTCATTTGCTGCCATAATTTTACTCTTCCTTTAAGCTGCCTGCATAGCAGGGGTAGGTTAGCGGATTCGTTTGCCTGGGCCTTTGCCTTTGGCTGTTTGCTTGACGAAACCTGTGGCTTCGAGATACTTGTCATGTTCTCTGAAGTTATGAAACACTGGTCTGCATTGTCTGTCAATTTCAATGTCCGGGAACAAGCTTTGATGCTCTTCTACTTGAGCCGGAGTGATTGCCAGTGAATCAGAGTGCAGCGGTTTATCATAACTATCAGCCGAAGCATGAGCATGCTCAGCACCATAGTCTCGTATCATCATGTTATTACATTGTTCACATTCGGGAGTGTTTTGGCATTGTGACATCGGTAAGGTTTTCTCAAGCTCACTGCCACATTCCTTACACTTAAATCTGTAGATAGGCATCGCTATCCTTTCTCGTTGAAGGTTGACTTCAATTATTTCTTCTTCAGTTTCTTCAGCTCCTCCTTTGTCATGTTCTTACGCAATTTACTATCGTCAGAGTCATGCTTACTTGACATGGCTTTCCTTACTCCAGCCTTCAGCTTACTGACCCATGACTTTTTCTTGGCCTTGGGCTTAGCTTTGGGGGTGGATTTCGATTTCTTCGGTGCCGCTTTAATAGCCGCCTTGAGTGCCGCCTCAGCCTTATACTTACCCAGCCTAGCTTTGGCTTTCTCTGCTGCCACACGGTCTCTGGCACGTACTTGCATGACTGTTAAATTGTCTGTGCCTTTAGTAGCCTCCTCCATTTTCTTCCCATGCTCTACAGCATCCTTTGCAGCTTTATCCTTATGCTCTTTCATCCACTTAGATTCTTTTTTCCTGGGCATTATCTTACTCCTTGGTCCATACTCTGTCGTTGGTTTGCCCCTTGCTGAAACTCTGCTCTCATATCAGTCTGTTGCGAGGGGATGTTTCTGTTGCTGCCGCCAGGACTAGCTGCACCCTGCATACCACCTTGGCCACCATCAGCTTTACCACTGGGCTTGTTGCCCATCTGCATTAGCATCATCATACGACGATCATGCTGCGGGTCGTTAAACCAGCCGCTTATGTCATCATCAATACCAGTAAGTTCAGCTACCTGTTTGATACATACTACTGGATTGAATTCGAATCCAGCTTGATTAAGCACCATAGCTGACTGCGTGACATTGGTCAAGACGTTGGTGGCAAAGTCGAGTACCTTCTTTGCCTGCACAGCGGGATCGCTGGCTTTCATTGAGCGTGCCTTTATTTCGAAGACCAGATTCTCGAAGTCACCCTGTCTCTGCTCAGGTGTCAACCGCAGTTGTACCTGTTCACCGTTATTCATACGATGCGAGATCGGGATATTGATCCAGGGATCATGGTGGAAATACCAGGCTTGTTTCTCTTTAATGTCCTGGGCACAGGCGTAAACCTTGTCAATGGAGTCATTGATACCAACAGATGCATTCGATTGCATTATATTGGCGACAGTGGCAACGTCGGTATTAGGCTGTGATCCAGAAGCTGCATCAGGATTACCTGCCATGTAGTTTGCCCAGTACTGCACTTGTCCCAGCACTGCTAGACTGTCCTCTGTGCGTTCTCCACCGATGGTCATAGCCTTTATAGATTCAGGATTGCAGGCAATCAAATCACCCTCTTCAGCGTTCTTTGCTGACTGAACCTCGTCAACCTGGGATGGATCATACGCCAAGATAGTCTTACGAGCATCAACTTGGTCCATGGTTTTACGCATGGTGCGATTGGCCAGTAAGTGGAGATCAAACCAGACCCCTATCGGTGCAATCGGCATAGGATTGTCAGGCACGGGTTGGCTTAATGATAGGTACGAATAGGGTCCAGACTTGGGACCATGGTACTCTTGAATGGATAAGAACTTGTCACAGCTGTGTATGCGTGGGTCAGCCATGGTGACGAGTGAGTCAGCACCAGGAATCCACAGAGTAACCACATCAACAAAATCTTGTAACTCAGCTATCTCGCTGTGGCTTACCTTGGTAGACAGCGAAGCCAGCTTATCAACTGCGTCAGCACTGCCAGACTTTGGCAATGCTATCACCTCATCATGGTTGTAGCTGTCGTCGTCGAGAAGTAACTGTCTGGGAACACATATAGCGTCGCCGACGAATGAAGCCTTGTCGAGTCTCTTACAGTCTGAGTCGAATACAAAATCGTCCAGGCTGACGGTCTCAGTAAAGATCTGTCCGTTGTCAAGATCAAAGTTCCCGAAATCCATAATGGAATTACTGGCCGTGATACCAGTCTTAAACACACCCATAGTAAATAGTGCGTCTACAATACCGATACGCATCAGCTCTTTCATGTTGATCTTGCGATTTATTTCATCAAGTCCCTTGCCGAGTAGCCATGCATAATCTTGCATTTCTACCAGAGGGGACGTCACTAGTGTCACTGGGTTTTTGGATACCAGCATAGGCACGGTTGCTTTTACTGTTTGGTAGATAAGATTCAGGGGTTCCGCACCTGTCAGGCCTTGCTGTTCAATATAATACTGACCAGCATACTGCTTGACATACATAGCCCTAGTCTTACGTACCCCTTTCAATCTGTCGAAGCCTTGCTTCACAGCTTCCATAAGTTGCCGTGGAAATACTTCAATTGCCATGATTGCTCCTATGTATTGTCATATGGCGTACGCCAGTTATTATGAGTTTTCTTTTTCTTGTTGCGGGCATGAGCCTTACGCCAGGCCGCACTCCTACATGTCTCAGGCACGTCTGCATCTGCCGCTTGACGTTTTGTTTTCTTACTCCCAAGCAGACACAAGGCATCAGCAATGACTATGTCACCATGTGTCTCTCGTGCCCCTTGACCATCTTCGAGTAACTCGGAGGGTCCTATACCTCCATCGGTGTAGTAGATGTAAGACTTCATTTCAGTCATGCCATAAAGCGAATGGTTAATGAAGTTGCCCTGGGCAATAGCCCTGTCATAGTTACGCAACAATAGCTGCTTTGATTCACGGGTTGATTGCCACCCGTACTTTTTACCTACACCATCAAACGTTGTACCTTCTCGCTTGGGCGTGCGGTAGAAGTATGGATACCGATAAACGGTTACGAGTTGTTGGCCGAAGTCTTTACCAGGGCCGTTCTTCTCCCAGATAAGGAAGGGTAACGCCTTGGGTGCTCTGCCCCCTACCCAAATGGCCAGTGCTGCCGCTTGTCGTGCCATCATGAACGGTGGCGTGTGGGAATCCTTCCACTCTGCTACCTTCTCCTTGGTCTCGTTACAGATGACAGAGAGCACTGAGTTGGATGCACCATGCCCCTTTGATATGTCACCACCTATAGAATACGTGTATGATTGATCGAGGCGTCCATCAATAAGTTCTGCCCAGACTCTAAGCGTGCCCTTTGGATGGACGACAGCTTTGACCTTGGGGTGGAGTCGTTTGAGCGTTCGACTGCTACGAATGATATCACCGATACCATCGTCAGCAACACCACGTACGAAGCCTATATTCAATCGGATAATGGGATCATAGCAGAACAGGGCTGTGTGTGTATCGACGTTGCTAAGCTCGAAGAACACGTCACCAGACTCGATGTCCTGGGCCAGTACTTCCTGGGCCAGTTCTGTCGAGGATCGTTCCTGCTCTTCACGGTCAAACCAGGGGGATCTGATTTCCCAATTTTTTGTAAGTGGGTCCTGCTTAACGTATCGACCTGAACCCTTGTCCGGGTGGTCCCAATACATAAGAGAAAAGATCTTTGTCCTTCGCTCTTTTTTCATCTTCGAATACTCAGTACCTGGACCAGCCACAGTACTGTTTATGAATCGACAGAGGGCTGCATCTCTGGTGGCGTTTCGCATCTGTTTACCGTACTTGACCTTGGCAAACTCATCAAGCAAGATGATCCTACGTCTATCACCAGAGGCAGCATGTTCTGTCGTTGACTCACCATCTATACATGCTCCATTAAGTTCATTCTTCATGTGCATGCATTTGCGGTTCTTACCGCCAGGGAGTACTCCAGGGGGAAGCATCCAGTAAGGCAACCACGAATTAATATAATCATGTTTCGGCAACAGGGCTTTCATGTTTCCATATTCGTCTACGTAGCCCTTTGTACGTGACATCTCAAGATACTGCCCGCCTTCATGGAACAGCCATTCCCAGTGTATGTAATCAAGACAGCACCAACTGGCACCCATGTCACGTGACTTGTTTATGATAATGTCTTTACCATTAGTCACGCTCCAGTGCAATTCATCAAACATTACATCCTGGATGTCCCAGGTAATGAATGGTACGTGCGGCCATTTGGCTTCTATCTTCTCACCCGTCGCTGGGTCCACATCGAACTGGTGGTACGTCCAGGCGAAGGTATTTGTCCAATACAGGTATGACTCCTTACATGCAACTAGGATGTCTTCCTGAAGCTTCTCGTCGTTCTCTGCGTCATGAAGTAACTTGCTACGGTAGGCAAGGTTTTTTAGGGGATCTTTTGGCAGCACTAGGCCTGTCTTGCTGCACTCCCACAACTCTTGGCGGACCGGGAATGGGGTCGATAGAATCGGCTGAATCTTCTTTAGATTCTGTAGCCGCTTCAGAGCTTGGTCTTGATCCGTTAGATTCATTGACATGTGAGGCCCCATAGAAGTTAAGTCTTGATTTCAGCTGGTCGTCAAGTTTTCTAGTTAATGGAACAACCTTAGCCCGAAGCTCCTCAGCAACATCAGTTGCGGTCTGCTTGGGCTTGCCTTCCATACGTGCATAGATCTCTTTGGCGATATTCTTATCAGGCGGGTGGTATACGGATTTGTGTTTTACCACAACTCCCTCTTCAATTACTGGAACTTCCTCAGTCCAGCCCATTGCCCAATTCCACATCTGTTCTGCCAGTAGTTCATAGTTAGTCTTAGAACCATGAATCGTAATCGCACCTTCTGCGTTACCTATAGCCGCCAGATAGGGCGTTATTGCTGCCATAGTGCTCTTCTTACCAGCCATTTAACCACCTCAATGCCTTGTATAAATAACAGCAAACCGCCACTGCTACAAAAGCCAGTGACAGTCTATTCCTGTCTAAATGAAGCTGCTTTAGCTTCATGTATAGTGCTTTGATCATCAGAATCCCCAACCATTGGGCATGTTACGATCCATCAGCATTGGCGAACGTGTCACTGCACCACCTGAACCTTCGCCATAGGTGCCAAAAAATACATCACCCGTATTCTCATACCAGTTAGGGACTCCACCTCTCCAACTTATTCCAGCATAGGTGACTTTATCCGCAGACGTTCCAATCCAAATCAGTGACCCGGAACCACCAGCTGATATAATGACTAAGCAGTACTCTGTACCTGATGTCACTTCGTAGGGAGTCGAGAATGCAAAGGTGGTCTCAGTTCCGCCCGTGTCCAGGGTCAAGGCAGAGAGATTAACAACATCAGATGTGGCAAGGGCGGCACCTGTTGGTTTTCTTAACTCATCAACGGCTCTTATTTCTACAGTGCAGTTACCAGGATCAAGTTCACTTCCGCCACGATACAGTGGGATCTTACATAGCGTTACTGAATACGTCTCTGAAGCAGTGAAACTCTCACTCAGATAATAGCCAGATCGAGCATAGTTAAAGCCTCCAGCTGCCACGCCGGTATACGTTTCCTTCAGTACGTCTGCCATGGGTATTATCTCCTGTACATGTAATACACAGTGGCCTCTTCGCCGCCTGCATTATGGATGTTCACCAAATTCAAGTTATCAACAGGAACCGGGACCATCTGGCTTGTCGGCAATAGGAAATTACTGGCAGCCGCCGTTGCACCAATATGCAAATACACGCCCGCGAGTGCTGTCCATACCAGCACTGATTTAACAGTGATTGAAGCGAGTGCTGAATCAGCATCATCAGCTAAAACCATCTGGCCTGTGCCGCCACGATTACTGTTGAGTGACATGTCGTGCTGCAACTCCAACTCAGCAGCATCAACTTCAGCTGTCTGAATTCGTACGTTAGTCGTGCCTGATGCCTTCGTCGATACGATAAACAAGAACCTATCGTAGCCGCCAGTTTTTACTGTGGCCCGACATACACCGTCAAGTGCCTGTGGTCCAGCTTCTAACAGCGTGTCGGTATCAACTGATGTGATGACCATAGTATCAACGTAAAATTTCGAACCGCGTTGCTGCAAGCCCTGGGTCGTTTTGATTTGTCCAGCATGCACCCAATCGTCATTTCGGCCACGGGCTTTATACACTTCGATATCATTTTCATCATCGGCAGTGCCATCGGTGATGACTCGCAACTCGAAAGCTCGCGTGTTCATCTCGACTTCATGGATGGCATATTCACCGTCCGACAATACATCCGCAAGACTGCGTACAGATCTTTGTGCCACACTAAGTACCGCATGGGCAGTGGTGATGGCAGTCAGTGGTTTATATACGTGTTGTTCCATTGTGTTCTCTCTTTCTATTGCCATGCCGTGTGTGGCGTGGTGTGTGTTTGTTGGGTTTGTGTATTGTTGCCATCCACTTTCTAAGTGCCAGTCGCATAAGCATAGGTGTGGTAGCAAAGTAGGCCATCATGTATGGGACCCACTCTGTACCGCCACTATGTTTAATTCCGCAGAATACACCATTTATGTATACCGCTTCGTTAGTCAAGATCTATGCCTCCGATTATAGCCTTGCAATCGATGTCTTGTACAACGATGAAGGAGACCCCGTTTTCGTCGAGCAGGTCAGGTAACAGCACAGAAGTCATACCCTTCGCACCAGGCTTGTGCATCATCTTGAATGCGTCTGGTGCCAGTACGATATCGCCCTTCACTACACCTATGGCTTTTGCCCCGACGCTCACTACCTCGAATGCAGAGATCTGATTCTTCAAACCCTTGGCACCCTTCGGCAAGAACAGTCCAGCATCAGTCTGTTGTTCTTTAACAGGGATGTGACGTAATACGACATTATCATGTAAGGCTGTTAATTTCATACTCTTTACTCTCCAATACTTGGTTTATGAAGATAGTGAATCCCGGTTCTACGTCGAGTATCTACCGATGCCATCTTCTTCTTTGTTCCGTTCTCTCTGAAGATAAATAAGAACTCACCTTCAAATGTAAAATCTCTCTCAGCTGTGTATACTCCGTCACCTGCGTCCTTCATAGTAATCGGCGAGGATGTCACGCCACTGGGTAGTTTTACCGTGTACGTCACTGCCAGTCCCTCTGTCCAGTTACTCGCACGGTAAAATATAGTGCTCCATCCTAGAGGGAAAAGTAATCTCATTAACCTACATCCGGGGCTTCACCGACATTGAGGTTATCCACCTTCGTGTGCAGCGAGTCCAGTTTTACGTCCATGGCTGTGGTTAGTACACCAACAGCATCCAGTTTAGCCTCATTAGTTGAAACAATCGCACCAACAGCATTGACATTGTAGTCACCGACATTGAATACCAGTTGTTTCTCAAGCTCAATAACACTTGTGGTGTTATGTTCCCAGTAACACACCACTGTCCATTGACCGTTAGCACTTGGGGTGAAGCTTGCTCTGTACTTATTATGCGTACCGATTTGGTCCATCGCTACGCTCTGTGGAGCATCAGCTACGTCCAGGTGATCGAATACATCCATCTTCAGTGTCTTGTCAGTGGTGACGAATCCCCGAGGTACACGAAAAACGAACCGTGATCTCTTCGTTTTTCGTTGCGTTAAATGCCATATTGAATCCTCTTAAGAGTTTGTTTACGCGGCCCCCGCGTTATCAGTGCGGTGCTTTTTGATCTAAAGCTGGGCCATATCTGTGATTATCAAAGAGCCACAGTCGGGTACGCTACCCCTTTCGGGACGCCGGTCAATACCACTTCCGACTGCTAAACTAGCGGGAGTGGGGATCGAACCCACGCGTATCCGTGATAGCACTCAGGCCGTTTACGGAATTTCTAGCCACTGAAATACCCCGCCGTTCAGGGCCGACATCAGTATCTGTGTCTGACCCTTTGAACTTCTATTTTAATACGCTAGCCAGGCACTTATCCAAGTGCGTGACATCGGCAATCAGTACCATCGACTGGCCATTGCTAGCCATACCCCAGATACACAAGCCAATAACTTCTTTGTCCCGGAAGACAGGTCCACCTGAGTTACCAGGAGCCCCAAAGCAATCAACGATAAAATGTGGTGTTCCATATACTTCATACTCCTCAATCTCGTCACGTATCAATGCTGATATATGTCCCTTTGTTAGATTGAATCCGCACATGTCGTCTAGGGGTGTTCCGACCATCGTGACTTCCTGTCCAACCAGAGGTTTGCTCCCGAGGGTAGCGAAGTATTTGGACGTGTAGTTCACGAAGACCAGGGCGAGATCGTCATCAGCATCCAGGACTACCTGGGTGGCTGGTACCTTCCGACCATTATAAAGCTCGATTTCAAACTCAGTACCTGTGTCCACTACATGTTTAGCGGTCAATATAATATTAGGAGTAACCCACACACCTGATCCCCATCCACCGTTGCTATGTATTCGCACGGTGCAGCTGAGTTGATAGGCGTATAAATCACTCACTGTATTTTGTACGGCAAGTGTCTCGTGCTTCGGCGATGATAGGACATCAAATACAATACTTCCAACTAACAGTGCTACCAGTAACAGTACAACTATCCAGAATCTTTTCATCGTCGTCACTTCCTAACTTACCATGTTGGGTTATCTCGTCGGATACTATCCCATATTAATGCTCGTTCTTCCTTGCCCCACGTGGGGTTGCTTCTTATAGCTCTGCCGAGGGCAATCTTTGCCCCGACCCTAAAATCATATTCTTCATTGGGATTGCAGCGTGCTTTGCCACGCAGTATTACACAGTCACCAGGTCGATACTGCACTATAAACTCTACCCCGATGCACTTGACAAACTTACTGTCTGTAAGATCAACAGTTTCAGTAAAGGATGCTTCCCCTATAGTGCTGTTATCCTCTAATCGGTAATACTCCAATGAATGAGTCTCGCGGGGCTTGACAGGATACCCATCCTTCAGGTGTGTTTCGCAGAAGGGCTCCACTGGCTGCGTAGGTGGCATAATATCCGCATCATTATATACCATCAAATTATACCAATCAACCGAAGGATTCCCTACAACAGCTTTACGCTTAATGTGTGCTGTAATCGCCTCATCATGTTGGTTTTGCAGGAATGCTAATGCTCTGAGTTGGTCAGTCATATCTAGTCTGTCACACATGGTAGTTGCCTCCGTAGCGTATCGTTTTCCTTCTTGAGCACTATGTTTGCAGCATGTGCTGCCTCGACATTTACATGCAGTAGGCCTATTATCTTACCCCGACGTATGCTGTCAAGTCGGGCATTCTCATGTCGCTTACGTGCAGAGTCACGGTCTACTAGAAGCTTGCTCGCCTCATATGCTACCTTGTTGGCTTGTATTAGGCAGGCGTCATACTCGATCTTCATCTGCTCAATTACAAGCATCTGATCCACCTCGGTGTCATCCAGTTTAGTCTGCAAGTCCAACACTTGTAGTTTAATAGCACGCGAGTAACTAAAAAACCCTGCGATCACGAACAAGCCTAGAACGTTGAGCCCTATTGCCATCCAGTTCCACATATTCAAACTCCAATTAACTTCGTTATCCTCGTAATGCAGCCACGTGGTATAACATCCACTGACCGCTGTTTCTCCGCATTGAAGCAGTGACTGACACGTACAACCTTTGTGTCTCTATTGACGTAGTAGCCAATCGTGTGACATGTGCAAGTGCCCTTCTTTGCTGCCTCTGCATCTTCGAGCCATGTGGCGTCAGATATGATATCTTCCCACACAATCTCTATTTTGTCGCCTTTACGTAGGCGTGGTGATTTATTACTCATGGCATATCCTCTTTTATATTTGTCTTCAGAGAGACACAGCCCCCTTGGAAATCCGTACATGCGTCCACGTCAAGAATCGATCGCTCCTACAGGCGGGAGGTGTCCCTCTCTGAAGACAAAAACCTGCACTCCTCTATAATTACGGTCGGATGCCTACGATTCCCGCTGAAATGGGACAGTTTACACAGCTAAATCTTTTAATTTAGTGAAAATATATTGGCCATAGCGTTTTTTGGGCTAAAAAGGCATATCCTAGTAAAAATATATTTTGTGCCCCGCGATACTACCTATATGTAGTGAGATGCCCGGGTTTCTACCACGTATACGTAGTGCTTGTTGGAAAAAGTGGGGTACTTTTCCTTACAAACTGTTACCATTTGTCCATAACTGGGGACATATTGTACGCTGTGTAACTTGTGTAAACTGTCACCCTAGTAACCCCAAATATATGACATCCGGGTTCCAAGAAGAGAGAGCTTCGAGCGTTGAGTATGGAGCGAGAGGGTGCCAGGTGGGGGTCCGATAATGCATCCAGGTCCGATAATGTGGACATTGAAGAGTTTATTTGGATGTTATTATTGGACTCACACGTTATCGGACATGCCTCACTCACGACATGCATAACAAGCACACACGCACACACGTACTGTCTAACACACATGGTGTGCCAGCCATGGTCTGATAGTAAATTCATGGTTATGGGGCCAGGACGTACCACCAGGGGCCTGTGTACCTATGTTATTATAGGTCGTACGTGTGTGTGAGTTCCCGGTATCTCCTCTATATTGGGATAGGGGGAATGGGTAAGTACTGATAGTAGGATGGGACACATTACACAACTGTGCTACCTGGTAGCATGTTACCTAGAATAATCATAAGCTTTTATTATTATAGGACTTACAACAATTAATTCTAGGTAACTAGGTATTCTAGGTAATATCTGGCACTGTTTTGTACTGGAACTATGGTACCTTAAAAGCTACTTTGATTATATTATTAGTTCCCTAATGATTAGTGTGAGTTTTTTTACATAGGTTACCTAGAATAAAATACATAAACGTCTATAACTACTACACTTACGTGGACTAGGTAACTTTATTGTTACCTAGGTAAAACATCTAAGTGCTTATGAATACTACACTTATTTACCTAGAATTCACAATCTTCACGAATTACATTAAATTCATTTGGCACACCGTACTTCATGAATTATACTATAGGGGTCAAGTGAATGACACAGTGTATCGTGTATGTTCACAGTATTACGTGTATGCTCTTTAATACAAGAATAGAGGTGTTACTATGTACAGGCCATTAAATCGGCTGTGTGCAAGCATACGCATCTGGGGCCTACCATCATATGTATGGGTATTGGCTTGTTTTGCGTATCTTGTATTGTGTTAACGAATGGCACAGTTTACACTGAATAGCATTGTCCTATAATGGCTGTGCTATTCTGCCTAAACTGTGACAAATGAAGAAAAACGAGAAAATGTTTGGAATTCATTTGGCATGTGTTTGGTTATGATGTATACTTTAGGTAGCAAGGGAATGACGAAAACAAAACACTACGGATAGGGGAAACAAGTAGTATGCTCTTTTAACAATTTAGAAGTAAAACTGTGTGTGTCATTATCGGTCTTAGAAAATGAGGCCTATATGAAAAAGCTATTTAGCTTCACACCCATAGGACGACAGGTCATAGCCCATATCTGGTATGACGACGACGTTGAAAGGTATGGTATAATATTCGGGTCTCAGGATCTAGATAATTTACCAGCATGTGAGTACAAAACACTTTCAGGGTTACTTCGTTCTAGGGGGCTATAATGATCAAGACGACCGATAAACCACAAGCTGTCAAGGTACGCAAGGCAACGTTATCAGACTATGCAGTATGGAAACATGGTGCACGTCATGATATCAGAGTTGTACGTGCTGAAAACGTGGTAGATGCATTATGGGACGCATTTGGAGTCCTTGGAATGATTATAGAGGGACGATTCCGAAAAGCATCCATGGTGTATAAACCAAATAAGACGTTTTTAGTGGACTTAGGCGGTGTTGAATGGGTAGTCAAGAAGTTGACACCCCTAGAATGTGACACGACATACAAGGACTGTAAAGTCTACGCTTAGTTATCAGACCTAGTTCAACCATTTTAACTGAATGCAAGGCCGATAATGATGCACACAGGGATACTCTAAACTGCTCTTTGACAATTTAACTGCGAAATGTGGCAATGGGAAGTCCCATAATGTCACTACGCAGAGACTCTTTTCCTTGAAAGGGAATTGATATGAGTAAAGCCAAGAACAGTGCACCTTCGTTGTCAAGTCCGAAAACATCACCTGTTGACACTAACATCTATTCTGAGGTGCAAAACGGCCGTTTGATTATCAGTCTTCCGTGGAATGCAGTGGGTAAAGATTCAAGCAAAGGCACCTCGCTAATCCATGCAAGCACACATGGTAACAAGCCTATATCAGTGGACAATGTAGTCTACAGTATGGGCGTGAATGTGTACAAGAAAAAGTAGGTCGGAGTACAAGGTCTGTGACAATGACAGTAGGTCACTCGCAAGGTGGTGCAAGTCCACCGAGACCTCTTGAATAAAAACAACTAAATAAGCACCTAATTGAAAGGAAGTCTATGACTATCCAGGATATGGCAGACGCTCTCTATACAGAGTTTGGGTTTGCACCACATGAAATCGGTGGAATGACGAATGGTCAAATCTCCGAGGTATACCAGGCATGTTCTCTAGAACTAATGCCTGCAAGTTAAGTCTACCACATAGTGGGTCTCGATGAACCATGGCGGTCGAAGTCTATACCAACAGGTATTAGTGAGACCCACTACGTAGAAGTCTTAGCTGAAGAGAGAACATACTAAGTCTTTGTATGCTCTTATCAGGGGACAGTACGTCCACTGAAACCATACGGCTGGGTGCAAGTCCCATTGAAAGCACGTGTTCTCTCTTGATTTAAGATTACTATACCCAGAAAGGGGTTAATATGAAGTCTAAGCACGTAAGATTTAAACGTGTAAAGGACAATGTCTGGAATGAATGGATAATTCGTGTCTGGGTAGATGGAGTCCGTGCAGAGTCTCGGGACTATCACACCGACGATAGGGATGATGCAGTCCTAACGATGGAGTCCATGATTACAGAAGAAGTCTGGCTGTCTGATGGTGACATAACCATCCAGAGAGGTTAAGTCAAGCAAAGTCTAAAGTCCAAGAAAGGGCGAATATGAGCAAGAAAAAACCAGGACTGAATCCCAATGGGCAGTCCAAGTACGAGACCTGTGCCAAATGTGGTCTGCACATACGGTGTGGAAATGTCGAGTCCCATGAAAAGGGCTGGCACCACAGAACCACAAAGCGTACAAGCTAAGTCTCTCATACAAGGACTGTATTAGCTGTTAAATACCGTAAGGAGCCGATGGTCGCACCTCGGTCGGCGTACAGTCCCTGCATGAAAGTCTAAGTCTATACACAGAAAGGTGTAAATATGTTCGAGCAAGACAAGGCGTACCCAGTACGTGAAGTCTGCCCGAAGATGGTCTGGACTGACCAGGACGGTGTCAAGTGGCTATGGTTTGAATATGATAAGTCTCTGCCATTTGACAAGTCTGTACTCGGATTCCCGGATGCTCTGCTGTACAATGGTGACAAGTACTGGTACATGTCCCATGACTCAGACACTGGACAAGTCCGGTACAAGGAAAGTCTAGGGCTACCATGGCATGAGCGTTATGGTGGTAGGCCAGCTTTGGTCAGAGCAATGAGATTACACTAAGTCTCTCACACAAGGGGACTCTCTGAAGTGGTCGCTATTATAAACGACATGCTACGCTCACAGAGTCCCCCTGCATGAAAGTCTAAGTAAAGTTAAATTAAGTCCAGAAAGGGATGAATATGAAAGAAGATTCTTTGTGGATCTTTGAGGATCAGTACGCTGGAACTCTCAAGCTGTGTGGGAAGTCTCCCAGAATAGTTCTCCAGAACTATTGCGGTACGAAGTCCATAAAGCTGATGTACGAAGACGATGTGTGCGGCAAGTCTCACCACTGTGGATACATATGCCGAGGGTACTGGTATAGGGTATACGAACTCCATCAGTGGGAAGGCAGATCCACTAAATAGAGCTAAGTCTCTCATACAAGGGGACCTTGCCATAAACGGCAGGTACACTACGTGGATTGGGTCCAAGGACTAAGGTCCCCCTGCATGAAAGTCTAAGTTAATTTAAGTCCGAGAAAGGATAAATATGGATAAACTGCGACTACTAATGAGTCCAGTATGTAACCGAAATTGTGAGAAATGCTGCAATAAGGTGTTTGACTTAGCAAGTCTGCCACTGGCCACTGATTTCACTGGCTATCATGCAATAAGTCTTACAGGTGGTGAACCAATGCTAGACCCGCTCAAGGTCATTAAGGCTGTACGTATAATACGTAAAGTCAACCCCACTGTAAAGATTTACCTGTACACTGCAAAGGCAGATTGTGCTCATCCACTGTTGTGTATCATGAAACTGATAGACGGGATAACACTCACTCTGCATGACCAGAAAGACGTACAAGAATGCCGATGCTTCATGGAGCTTGTACAGAACGGACACTGTTCTGGCAAGTCAATGAAACTCTGTGTGTTTGAAGGTATTGATTACAGGTTACGATTACCTCTGGCGAATTGGACCGTAACAGAGCTGAAATGGCTGGAGCCAGAGGATTGTCCGCTTCCCGACGGGGAAGAGTTTATGCGGTATGATTAGGAGGTGACCCTATGCGTAAACACTAACTGAAGTCTCAAGTGAGATACACTCGATGAAAAGGCTGCACAGTGGCATGCTCCGAGTGTATCCCTCTGGATATTTTAGTTCAAGAAAGGACAAATATGGGAATAACTCTGAACTTGGGGAACATACACCACATAATAGTGGAACCCCCAAGAGAAGTCTCAGACTGTGCGGTGGAAGTCCACGGGTCTGATCATCTATGCCCTGGATGTGATGGCACAGCCTGTAAGAAATTAATTGAGGGTCAAGTCCTACTGTATGGGCATGGGGACCTTGATAGTGAAATGTCAGTAATAACATTCAGTTCCACAAAGGGTGCGTTTGGAGGTGGGAAGTTTAAGATCGAAGTCCGAAATAGTAACGGTAGCACTAACTTTGTTCAAGAAATCTAAAGTCCAGAAAGGGTAGGTGTGACTAGAGTTCGAATCTATACGGAGAATAAGCGTTTGAAAGGAATAGAGTATCTTGTCCAAAAGCATTGGGACTGTTTTTCAGTATACAAGATTGACGGGATATGGCACGGCAAACCAGAAAAGTCTGTGGTAATAGAGGTGATCCTGGACGATTATCCTACATTGAACAGACATGTGGATACGTTGTGCAAACAGATCTGTGCTTTGAATGAGCAAGCTAACTGCATGGTCGTGATTGAGAATGTACAGGCCGATTTTAGGGGGTAGTATGCCAGAAGAGGACACATATGACAAGGCACACATTAAACGTGTGCTTATGGAGCGTGACGAGATGCATGCTGAAGATGCAGATCGTGTAATCGAACAGGCCCAGGATCAGTTCGACGAGTATGTGGAAGAGGGTGACCTTGGTAGGGCACGGGATATCTGTGAAGAGTTCTTTGGCCTAGAACCTGATTTCATGATGGCCTTTATGTAAAATAACCTACGTGGCACACTGAAACAAGTATCAAGCGGTTGAAAGCCCTGGTGTGTCCCATAGGGGGTTTTATATGAGAATATATTTAAGACGTAAAGTAGACGTGGATAAGCTGTCAATAAGGAGATTCGCAGGATGGTACAAAGATGCGAGAAAGGCAATATTCAATGTGTATGGTACGAATACAGATCTGTTCTGCGACTTATTGGCTGCAACTTCTCCAAGGGTAGCAGTGAAGAAGAATTATCGACTTGCAGAGAATGCATTCAAACAGTGGCAAGAGAACGGAAAGTTCCTGCACTCCGCTGGCTTCTTACCAGCTCACATTCCGAACATTGTGAGAGCTTTAAACCGTGAAGAATTGTCAGGCCCCAAGGTTAGTCGCTTCGCTGCAAACTTGCGGGGGGATATGGATGTGGTGACAGTGGATGTGTGGATCTGTAGAGCTTACGGTGTGGAGCATAAGAAGTTAACTGCAAAGGTATATGTTAATCTGGAGAAGAAGATTATACGGGAAGCAAAACAGTACGGTCTGGCACCATGCGAGTATCAAGCTGTTGTATGGCATATAATACGGATGGCATGGGGTAAGAAACCCACATCCTTTGTTGGTGCCATGAATGAAATCAACCAGCCTATGTTATGGGAGGAATGATGCTAAAGAAGGTACAGGACATACATCCAGGGACATTCTTTAAGATGGATGACCATGTTTATCTTAGAACCAAGTCACGTAAGGTAGTCAGGTCCTGGTTTCATATTGCATGGGATTTCACCTCTGGGACTGAGGCAGAGTTCGGGAATCAACATAAGCCATTCTGTGAAGTGGTAGACGTCAATATAGAGGAGGTAGAAAAATGAGTCCAGGATTAAGTGCCGTAATCTGTACTTTGTTTATCTTGATGAGTGCAATTGTAGTAGTCCTAGGGATTATCGGCTTCTACCTTGTGGTAGTGGCTGCCGACGTCCTGATACTACGTAGACGTAGACGTAAAGGCTTTATTTTCAAGAGGTAGTAATGGCTAGACTAGCAACACGTGAAGTATTCCCGATAGTTTGTATGATGGATGACCAGATATTACTGGATACTGGATGCGTATTTACCTGGTTTGACATAAGAGACGTGGAGGCAATTAGCGTCCTATAATGCTATTTTCACAAAATGCAAATAATTAATTTGCAAGCTGAAAAATGTGTTGTATACTTTATAAGTAGCGAAAATCGAAAGTTTCTTTTTGAAAGGTATGCAGTATGCGTAACAAAGTGGATCATGATGACAGCGTAGCAGAGTTGGTAGATGGTACACCGACAGCCAAGAATCAGAATGGTATGACCTATGGGGAATACCTGGAGGAGATGGAAAAAGAAGAGGGGGACAATTGATATGCCCAAGGCTAAAAAGATTGTGCTGTCAACGCACCATTGGGATAAACGGCTACGGCCAGACGGACGTACTTGGTTCGTACGCCTTCCGGTGGTAAGACCTAAGGAGGGTCATACGTTTGTAACCGCATCAGGTTACATAGCACAAAGTGGTGACGATACTTGGTTCAACACACGATCAGACTGTCGTACCGCAGTACGTAAGTTGTATGCTAACAATCCAGGAAAATATATAGGGGGGTTGCATTGATATGCCCACGAATAAAAAGACATCCGAACCCATCAAGCGTGGAACACAGACGTATGAGGAGTTCACCGAAAGTAGTGCCTACCCCAAAGGGGAAGGTCACGAACCTATGGTGGTGCATCATCCATCAACGTCTCGTAAGGCACTGCCCTACAAAGTGACAACAGGTGAGACTGGACTGACACTGGAGTGTCACCGTATCAAGAAGATCAAATAATCCTTTCATAACGTGGGGCTGTGCTATATTCTGGTACAGCCCCCCATTAGGAGGTATTATATGTGTGAGTTAAAATTGTGGGCCTGGATAGACAGGACCAAGAAGAAAGATGTGATGCCCAGGTGTTCGAATTGCCAGTGTAGGCTTCGACCTTCTGAGTTAGTCAAACACACTAGGTGGTATCGCAACTTATGTGAGAGGTGCCAAGATCATGATTAAGCTAAACGACAGTATCCGCTTCGTGAAGGGCGTTGGACCCAAGAAGGTCAAGCTGCTTGCCAAGCTGGGTATAGAAACAGTGCGTGACGCTGTGTATTACAAGCCACGTGACTGGGAATTCGTACCAAATGTCACTGCCATGGATGACGCCAGGGCTGATGACAAGACCATGTACCTATTCCGTGGGGTGCTATCTGACGTGGAGTATGTTCATACGAATGGACAGAAACGAATTACATGCAGGTTAACCAGTGGGGGACACAAGACCATACGAATCACGTTCTTTAACAGATTTGGTGGGGTTCCATGTGGTGGCATGTATGTATACGGCAAGGTGTCAACGTACAGGGGATCGCGGCAGATGGTTAACCCCAGTCTGTACGGTGTGAATGATGACCTGTCTGAGGTTGCTGGTAGCGTGTACCCTGCAAGTAAGGGCATGCCAAGCACCACAATAAAAGCCATCATTCGTAAGTGTCTTAATGAAGTGACGGTAGCGGACATTGTACCAGCTGAATTTGCGATAGGTTTCGAACAGAGTATGTTGGAGATATTACACTTTCCACATGACAGGGAGCAACTGAAGCTGGCACTAAAGCATTTCAAGATGAAAGAGCTGTTACTGTGGCAGCTGGCTATTGCTAAGCGTAGGCAGAATAACACAGTGCGTCATGATGCTAAGGAATGCTGCATACCATTCATCGACCAACTCATGATTAAACAGAAGTTTGGCTTCGGGTTGACAGATTCACAAAGTGATGCCATGGCTAATATACGTGAGGATATGGGGAATCGTACACCGATGAATCGGCTAGTAGTAGGTGATGTGGGATCAGGTAAGACGGCAGTGGCATTTTACGCCATGCAGTTGGCAGCGATGAGCAACGGTGGTCAATCAGTGATGATACTGCCTACCGCAGTGCTGGCACTACAGCAGTACGGTGCACTGGTTGACCTCGTTGGTACTGATAAAGTCGTACTGATAGCTGGTAGCAGTAAGCCATCAGCCAGCACATTACACTGCATTGCCACTGGAAAGATTCAGTACATAGTGGGGACCACAGCTGTACAGTTCGCTGACTTGGGGTATAAAGATCTAAGGCTGATTGTGTTCGATGAGCAGCATAAGTTCGGCATGAATCAGAGGCGTATAGCAGGACATAGTCCCCATGTGTTGACGATGACAGCCACACCGATACCCAGGACGCTGTTGGTTAGTGCTTTGGGTGATATGGATCACAGCAGGCTGGAGCCATGGGTGGAGCCAGACCGTGAGACCTGGACGACTGATGAATTAGCTTCGGTAGAGTACGAGATACGAGAGACCGTGAACCGGGGTGAACAGGTATACATAGTGTGCAGTAACGTGGAGGATTTGGAGAAATGGTCTGAGTATCTCAACTCCCTAGCTAATCCCTGGTGTACTTGTATTGCTCATGGACAAATGACCAAGGGACGTTGTGAGGATACGCTGGATGATTTTAAAAGCGGTAGAATTGATGTGCTGTGCTGTACTACTGTGATTGAAGTAGGGTTACATGTTGAGAATGCTACGCTTATGGTAGTCACTGATCCCGACAGATTCGGACTGGCTCAGTTACATCAGCTACGTGGTAGGGTGGGCAGATCTGGACATAAAGGATACTGCCTACTGTATACCTGTGAGGAGGATGTTTCAGATGGGGCCTGGGACAGGCTAAAACAGTTCTGTGCTTGTGATTGTGGTGAAGAGATTGCACAACTTGATCTGAAATTGCGTGGACCCGGTGCTATATTCGGAACCGAACAACATGGTATACCCGACCTGGAGTATGCTGATATTATTAGCGACTACAGTTTGCTAGTCGAAATGAAAGGCAGGGCAGAGACACTACTGAGGCGTGACCCTGGATTAAAAAAGATCGGGCACCTCATGCTAAACTCTTGGTTTACTGCCAAGATAACTGACACTGATAACTTTTTTGCAAATTAGGGGGTGACACATGCCAAAGGGTGGCGGTAAATTTCATGTACAGGCCATGCATTATAAAAATTCCTGTGTGCAGGACCTGGTCAATAACAGCCCAATGATGGAGAAGCTTACTGATATATTGGATGAGAAGAGATCCTCAGCACCGAAACTGGTACATATGAAATCACCAAATGGGCGTACCTATATTGGTGTGACATTGGTACAGTTAGATCTGCTGTGGAAAGCATTCATGTATGCTAAAGCCATGTGCTGTTATGATCATGTGAGGCAAAACAATGAACTTGAAGAACATATGAAAGGAGTAAAATGGGACCTCCGAAACTTACTGTTAAAAGACCAGGCCCCCCCAAGCTAGGGGGACCACCAAAGCTCGGCATACCATTGATACTTAGCAAGCCACGTGTATGCCGACCTGGCCCGCCTACCCTTGGTAAGGCTACCTTTAAAAAGAAAGACCGGGGTGCAGTTAAACTAAAACAGCTCCCTGGTGGCCCGCCGCACCACTTTCCAGGCCAGAAGCTTGGGATGACTATGGTGGACTGGAAAACGTCACCACTAGGTAAGGCATGGGCTAAAGCACAGAAACGTTTCAAAGAAACGCGACTGGATCAGATCATTTACTGTGCCGATGCAAAGGATGAGGCCAACTACAAGGTCATGGACTTCGGAAAGTTTATAGATGATAAACGACTGCGATTCGTTATGTATCGGATAGCTGTCATCCAGAAGAAAGGTACACTGGGTGGTTCGTATGTCTGTACCGACTGAGAAAATTAAAGTCGTGTTCGCTAGCGGCAACACACGGGTGCTGAGGGTGTATGATAAGTATGATGATGACACTGTGTTAACTAGATTCGCCGGGATCTACATGAGAGTCAGGCGTATAATGTTTCAGTATGTCACCACCACTGAACTAACTAAACAACAACAGAAAGTACTATTTGGAGGTAAATAATGGGTACGTGCCCTATTTGTGGATGGACGCTTGTGGGAGATGGCTTCACTTCAGTGATACACTGTGAGAATGCTGAAGTTAAAGACTATTGGGATCATGAACCTGATGCGTGCCCTGTTTACTGTACAGGAAAGGATATAGACAATGCCGTTACCAACAAAGGGTGACATAAAAGTATTGGAAAAGGAATTGGGTTTTCCATTCAGAACAGCCCACTTTACCAATGAGGATGGGGGTGGTGACGATACTCCATTCTATCGTGACGAAATAACCAGAGCAGACTTGGTTCACAACCCCGCAAGAGCTTTGTTCGTCAGGCTGG